TATATTGGAATCAAGACATCATGGCGACTCGCTCTGTAATTGAAGAAAAACTTACGCAGAAACCACTCGACTCAAAGAAGGCTATCTATGCTCTCATTGCGTCTGTTTCTGTGCTGGTTGTGTTTGGCATTTCTGCTTTTCTTATTCTCTCACATTCAGAACAGGCAAAGGAAATCGTTGAGTTGGCAAACCTCGTTGTTCTCTTCTTTGGAGCTTTGGTAACAACGCTTATTACAGGAACCGCAGTTATGGATTGGAAGGCGGCATCCGTACTTCAACACCTAGATGTTGATCAAAAAGTTGATTCTAATGCCGATGCTCCAGAGGTTCAAGTAAACAGCTTTAGAACCCCAAAGGCCAAATATTACGATACCCATGACGGCCTATTTTCGTAATCGCGTAATACCTTTTCTGTGGAAATGGGAGGGTACGGCTTATGAGAATGACCCCAATGACAGGGGTGGTGAGACTAAATATGGAATAGATAAGGCTTCACACAAAAACGTTGATATTAAGAACCTTTCAGAGAAACAGGCTATAGATATTTATTGGAACGAATGGATTAAAGATGGTTGCGAACACCTTTCCCAACCTCTTGATTGGGTATTTTTTGATACAGCCGTAAACCTTGGTATTAGTCGAGCGAGCAAGTTCCTCAAAGAATCAAATGGCAATATCAACAAGTTCTTGGATTTACGAATAGCAAAATACCGATCCCTTGGAGAAGACAATCCTCGTTTAGCTAGATACGTTAAAGGTTGGATAAATAGAGCAGAAGATTTGCGTACTGAAACACAAAGAAAGTGCTGACAAATAGAGCAACATAGTTTATAATCTCGTCCAAATGCAATATCCACAAAATTCATGTTGTAGCCAAAACCCGTCAATGAATGGGTTCTGTTATACTGGTTGTGGGCAAACCATGCCAATTGTTCCGGGTTCTAACCCTGCATTGAACTATTGGAATGGGCAAAATTTCATTGTTGCTGATGGTTCTACAATTAATCCCATTTCTCTGCCAAACCTCCAACAAACTACCAGATCCAATATACAATTTGTTGTTGGTGTAACAGCCACGGGAACACTTGCCTTGGTTCCTGTATCATCTTTTGCTTAATATGCCCTGTCCTCCTCTAGTACCTATCAGCATTATTCCCCCTGTAAGCCAAGGGCCAAGCCCTATTCTTTGGCAAAATGGCAATCAGATTACTAGGCTTAATACGCCACTAAATCCTAGCTGGCTTGTTTATGATGGAACTACGACCAGTTGGAGGGATGGATCAGCACAGGCTCCTATTTATTTGCCGAATCTTCTGCAAGTGCCTTCTATACAATATGTAACAGGAATCAATTCATCTGGACAATTTGTAATTAGCTCCACCACTCCGAGTGCTGTTACTGCTGTTAACCTTGCCGGGGGAACGTCTGGCGTTGTTCCATTCCAATCTGGCGTTGGATTGACTTCTTTTACCGCTGTTGGAACATCTGGTCAGATACTTCAAAGTAATGGGACATCTGCTCCAACTTGGATTAATTCAACTTCAACCAATACCGCATCTGCTGTAGTTCAGAGAGATGCTTCTGGTAATTTCTCTGCTGGTACAATTACTGCATCTCTTACGGGAAATGTTAATGGAAACGTTACTGGAAACGTTACTGGAAATGCATCTACCGCTACAACGCTCCAAACCGCAAGGTCTATTTCTATTACTGGAGCCGCCGTTGCAAGTGGTGTTTCATTTGATGGATCAGCTAACATTGCACTTAATACTACGATTACAAATCTTCCAGATAGTAGCCTAGCAACGATCTCTACTGCTGGAAAAGTAGCCAATAGTGCAACTACTGCTACCAATGCTAATACAGCTAATAGCATAGTTTCCCGTGATGCATCGGGAAACTTTTCCGCTGGAACAGTTACCGCCTCGCTTTCTGGAAATGCTACAAGTTCATCAAACCTTTTGGGAGGAACTTCATATGCTCTTCCTTATCAATCTGGAGTAAATAACACTTCTTTCTTATCAGCGGGTACTAATGGTCAAGTGCTTGGCATCCTATCTGGTGCGCTTGCATGGGTTAGTTCTCCTGCCGCTTCGTCAGCTTCCAATCTTGTAGGAGGTAGTGCTGGCGTTGTTCCTTGGCAATCAGCACCATCAACTACTGCATTTACAGCCGCTGGAACTACTGGTCAGGTTCTTACTAGCAATGGTACTTCTGCACCAACATGGTCAACAAATATCAGCGGTCAAGCTGGATCTGTGGCTAATGGATCTGTAACCCCCGCCAAACTATCTACGGGTGGCCCAAGTTGGGATACGAGTGGCAATGTAGGCATCGGAACAAGTTCGCCTAGTGTAAAACTGCAAATTAACGGTGCCGCCGCCATTCAAGGTGCGGCTTCATATCCCACTACTGGAAATGGTTTTGAGTTCATTCCAAATTCTTCAACAAACCAAAATTCCATTCAATCGTATAACAGAGACACCTCATCTTGGATGAATCTAGCGGTGTGGGCCAATGACATAAAATTTTTAACTAGTGGAGTTGAGCGTTTAAAAATAGACTCCTCTGGCATAATAACCACCAACGGCAACCCGATTATTAACTGCAAGACCACGGCAAAGGCGTGGGTGAATTTTAATGGAACAACCGCAACCCCAAGCACGATTAGATCAAGCTACAACGTCTCGTCCATCACGAAGAACGGGACAGGCGACTACACGGTGAACTTTGCAACAGCTATGGCAGATGCGAATTATGCTGTCTGCATGAGTGTTGGAAGCGGGGGTTCCGCTTCTTATTTTAGCATGAATGTTGCACAGGCAGTTCCAACGGTTAATTCGTGCAGAATCTTTTCAGGAAGCGTCGGAACAATCGCTGCCCCCGTTGACGCCGCTTACGCCAACGTCCAAATTTTCGGAAACTAATATGCCATTCATCATCTATCCCCAGCCTAACGGACAAGTTGCAGTCATCATACCAACGGGTGATTACAGAGACGCTATCAAGGATGTTCCGGAGGGTGTTGAGTACGCAGTCGTGGATGATCTAGGTGATCTAGACAACGACTACTTCGATGCCTTTGAGTACCAACACATGGGTATTTCCTGTAATATTGACAAGGCCAAAGCAATCCATCTTGACAAATTTAGGGAAGCTAGAAAGCCATTGCTGGAATCTCTTGATGTCCAATACATGAGGGCATTGGAAGTCAATGACTCTGTTAAAGCCGCAGAAATAGCATCTCAAAAACAGGCTCTTCGTGATGTGACAAAAACCCCTCTTCCAGATACTTTACCAGAAATAAAGGCCACTTGGCCCGAAATCTTGACTTAACTTTATATTTATCCTATAACTTAAAAATCTATGTCATGCTGTAACAACTACAATGCTTTGGGAGGGTGTGGATGTGCAAATACCGTCCAATACGCACCTCCTGCCTGCAACCCCAATTTCCCCACAGCTTGTTACCCGCTTGGCGTTGGTAGCATTCAAAGAGTAGTTGGTGAGGATTCTGCATCTTGCAAGTACACAGTTGCTACCATTAATTCTAATAGTATCCTGTTCTACAATGCTTCTACAGCTTTGATCTCGTGGGGCGATGCCTCTTCTTCCAACCCTGTATTTCTTGGAAGTGGATCTGGTCAGGCAACCGCAAACCAAGGACAGCTTCAAGCAACTAGCCCCACTGGTCAGCTTTCCGCTTTCACCCCTAGCGTTTCTGCCAAAACTCAATTCCCTGTATATGCCCCTAGTGGCATACAAAGTACTTGGGGAACCATTGATTCAATTGTTCCTAATACTGGCATTGTTTGCAAATCTGCATCTATTCCTCCATCTGGAGTAACGGCAAATAGTGTTTATGAGCTTTCTGGAAATGCAACTCAAGTTGCATCTTGGGATGGTTATGGAAATCCCGTTGCCGTAGCCGCAACAACATTCCTTGGAACTGTTGTGCCATCTGGTGCGATTCTTCCCTTTGCTTATAATGTAACTACGGGTACTGTTCCCTCTGGTTGGTTGGTATGTGATGGCACAATCTATACAGTTGCTTCTTATCCAGACCTCGGCGCATTACTTGGAAATACTTACGGAGGAAGCACAGGGACATTTGCTGTTCCCGATATGCGTGGATATTTTGTTCGTGGATACGGAACTAATGCCGATGGTACGACTTCTGGAACATTCGGAACCAGCCAAGCAAGTGCTTTTGCTTCGCATACTCACGGAGTAACTGATCCCGGTCATACGCATACATCAAATGCTCAAAGAATTATATCTGGATCGGGACTTGGAGGTGGATCTCAATCTGCGGCTACAACGACAACGATCAATTCTGCTACAACTGGTATTACAATTCAAAGTACTGGTGGCACAGAAAATCGCCCCGCAAATATTGCGATGGTTTACTGCATCAAGACCTAGACCATAAGTAATGGCTAATGATACACGGGTTTACGATGGAACAGTTGCTACAGTCGCTATGGATGCCGAAACGCATCCAAGCGTTTTGCCAGCAACATATGTTTCTTCATGTGTAAATCGTTCGTTTAGGCAGGGCATAAACGCCACAAGACCACCATTTGCGGATCTCCAAATCAACCTTGCTTACGGATACGATCCTGCATATCTGACGCTTTTCCAAACAGGGAACTTTCAAGGGGCATATCAATACAAGGCAATAAGCCCCGGCTCTGTAGATGGCATAATTTGTTCGGTAGCTGGTACTATATTTTTCATTGGTATAGTAAATAATATTTGCACACTATATCCCCTAATTGGTGGCAATGATCCTACGCTTATGCACACATGGTTTGTGCAAGCCGAGAATTGGGTCTATGTGCAAAACGGATACCAAAACCCTATTGCATGGGGTGGAAATATTTCTGGAAAACCAACTAATCTGCAAGCCGAGGGAATGGTTTCGGCAAACATCCAACTTACTTGGACAAACAATGCGCCGGGATCTGTCCAAACCGAAATCCAAGTACAGTATGGAGGCAATCTTTTTAATACAATTGCAGTACTATCATCGGCTCAAGTTTCTTATACATATCTAGTGGCCGCATCAAATACGTCATATTCCTTCCAAGTAAGATCGGTTTATCCAGATGGATCTGCAACCCCTTGGTCAAACATTGCTACGACAACTGTTCTTACTTCTACAATTACTCCAGCACAGCCTGACAATGTGTACAGGCTAAATCCTGCGGCAAACCAAATGCCGATTGGAACGATCATGGCCTATGCCTATGGTCGTGTTGTCGTAAGTAACGCACAGAATAATATCTATGTTTCTGATATTATTTATGGTAATGGGTTCACAACCACTTCCAATACCCAAAACTTTACAGAGCAAACGTATTGGGCTGAAGGCGGGTCGTTCACTCCTCCAGCAAATCTAGGGTTGATTACAGGAATGAGGGTAATGCCATCGCTGAATATTAATGTACGTGGACAGGGTGAATTGGTTGTTTTCTGTGAGAATGGTTCATTTACCCTTGACCTGTCACAAGATCGTGCGACTTGGCAACTCAACAATATCCAGAAGGTTTCACTTATTGGTCGAGGTTGCCGTTCCCCTTGGAGCGTTACAGGGGTGAACAATGATGTGTATTTTCGTTCTGATGATGGATGGGCGTTCTACAACAATGCTCAAGTGGATTTCTACCAAGCCCTTTCTTTTAAGAAAATCTCTAGGGAGGTACAACCTTGGGTAAACTACGATACCCCTTGGTTGAGGCAGTTTGAGTCTGCCATGTTTTTTGACAATCGTTTAATTGCTACTGTTTCACCATTTACGGTGGCAAACGCTAATCCTGCCTATGGATTGCATCGTCCTAGCAGGGCAATGATTGTGCTGGACGTTGAACAAGAAAGCAGGATTGAGGCTGATGCCGCCCTACCTACACGCTGGAATGGATTGTGGGAAGGGCCACAGCCTACGCAACTTCTTACTGCCCAAATCAATGGCGTTCAAAGGGGGTTCTGTTTTTCATACGATGCCGATGGCGTGAATAGAATTTATGAGCTTCAAAATAGTAGTGTACTTGCTACTGGCATTGATGATTATTCCCAAGTATATGGGAGCGTTCCAATTAAATCTTTCTTTATCACCAAGAGGTTTGATTTTGTACCAAATCAAGGAGCATCCAAGTTTGTTAGAAAACAACTTGTTGGTGGAGAAATGTGGGTGTCAAATCTCAAGGAAGAAATCACCGCAAGTTGTGATTTTAGGCCAGATTCATATGCCTGTTTTAATGCCCTATTAGACCCGATTAAGATTGGCCTTAACGAATGCACTCCAATTGCAACTTATTGCACACCAGTTATTTCTCAACCTAGATACCAACAAATAAGGTTTCCTAGTCCAGATATAGATAAGTGTGAATCTTTTAATCAAATTCCCTTGCAAGAAGGATCAGAGTTTCAAATAAAGATTAACCTAACTGGTTCATGTATTGTTGATAGGATTAGGCTTGCCGTTATCTTTAATGACAAGATTGATCTTCCAGAGGGATATTGCCCAGATACGTTCTACAACGATCCAGAGCCAGTAAATTGCTGTCCTATCAATGATCTTGATTACTATCGAATCGTTCCTCTTTCCTCTTCCGTTGCCGCTGTAAACGGATAAAAGCATTGCAAGTAAAAGAAAATACCCTTATAAATTAAGAACCTATGAACAACCAAAGTTCTCCTGCTCAACTGTTATTCCCAACAGTTCCAGCAAACTATTGTCCAGAAGGTAAGTGGAGCGATATTCTCAATAGCTTTATTACTCTGTATCTCAACAATGGTACTGTAAATATCCCATTCTTGAATGAGGTTACTCCTCAACAGATTACATCGCTCCAACAGAGTATTCTGACCATTCAGAATACACTTGATGCTGTTACTCCCCAAACTGGCACGATTAGCACAATTACCAATGGGCTTGGTACATATGTTGTTACTTTTCCTACGGCAATGCCCAACGCCAATTACACCATCAATATTACATTTGTTGCCACAGGAACCCCAACAACTGCTGATATGAATTGGACTTTGGCTACAGGCACACAAACAACTACTGGCTTTACTTTCTATTCAAATATTAATACAACTACTGACAAAATTACCCAAATTATTTGGTCGGTAGCAAATATTGCCGCCCTTTAACCCCGAAACTAACAACTAACTAATACTACAATGGCTAAAAACACCAACAGGGCTACCGAGCCTAAACTGCAAAGTGAGGGATTCAGCACCCGTGGA